ATGTAGCTGGGTCCATACCCGCTGCCGTTGTTCGAGCCGACCCAAAATGGCAAGGGGGAAAATTGCCGCCCTAAGAGATTGCCGCCGTTGGTGTTCACGTTACACGAGAATGATTGGATCGGACCAGACGCAGTCTGCCCCATCGTCGCGCTATGCCAGTTTCCGGTCCCCGGATTCCCGGGTGTGGGGCTCTGACCGAACCCGAGATATTGGAAATTGGTCGACCCGTTGTACTGCACCACCATGTAGACCTCATCCGGGTCGGTCCCGAGATGCAAATGGTAGGTGACGGGGAAATCCCACTCGGTAAACCCCCCACTACTGGTCGTAGCCATGAGCCCGATCGCGGACGCGAGCGGGGCCGGGTCGGTCAATGCGTTGCTGCCGTCGATTCCGTTGCCCGCCCGCACGAGGATGGCGGAATTGGCGGGGTGCGAACTAAACGTCCCGAGCTTGACCTCGCAGTAGCACGACCCTTTGTGCAACACGTCGCCTGAAAGCGTCCAGCCGTTCGCGGTGCAAAACGCCTGAATCGCGGAGACGAGATCGGATCGAGAGGCGGCAGTGCCGGTTGAGTAGGCCATGTCAGTTCAACTCCAACGCATAGTAATCGGCGAAGCCGGTTCGAGCGACATTCTGGATGACCACGTAATCCACGCCGCCGATGGTCAATGTGTTCTCGGTGGCGTTGTTAAACCCGGTGATGTGATACACCCCGTCCAGTTGCCCGTAGACGTTGTCCACGGTGAACAGGACCACCGGCACCAAGGCGTACTCTCCTGCGGTATCGCGAAGCATCCACGGGCCCGTTTGCCCGGACCAAGGGTACGTGCTGATTTGTTTCCAGGTGCCGTCGACGAACCGCATGGCGAAGGACGGCATCGCGCCGATGTAAGGCATGCTGTACGCCGTGTTCGAGAACCTGGTTGCGGCCAGCCCGGTGAGCATGCCCCCTACCACTAGCGGATACGGGTATTGCGACGGCGTTGCATAGGGGAAGAACTTGCCCGCGTACCCGCTCGTGTATACGGGTGTGCCGACCTTGAGCCCGAAAGCGATGCGTTGCGCGTTGACGGCGATCCAGTAGTCGATGCGGTTGTTGTGCGCCGGAATGCCGGACTCGAAATACCCGGGCTGCGCGGTGAAGGTGTTGCCGGAAACGTAGCCAGTGAACCCGGCGACCGAGATGTTGTAGTAATCCGCGGCGACGTTTTCGTAGGTCCGAAAGCCGATGAAGATTTCTTCGGTGCCCGACAGACCTTCGCCCTGCAAGATGAGTTCGCGAATCGCGCTGGTGTTGTCGTACCGCAAGGTCGTCCAGCCGTTCGCTTCGGCGAGGGTCTTGATCTTGAGCAGGAGTTGCTTGTGCGCAACGCCCTCGCTACCCGTGTTGTCGACGAACCCGACTTCGTGCGCCATCTTTCATCCCCTAGGTAAGCAGCCGCTTGAAGTTCTCTTTGTCGGCTTGTATCACGTTGAAAAGTTCCTTCCGGCCAACTCGGGTGTTGAGCCCGGCCTTGACCATGGAGCCGGAGTCTATGTGGTTATGGATCGCCAAGTCGACTTTCGGCTGTCCGCCGCCTGCAGCCCCGCCATTGAGCACGTTGCGCGGGTCGTCGCGGGTCACGACCTCTTCCCCTTGTTTCAGGATCGCCGCAACTTCGCCTTTCTTCAACCCCGGCAGGCCGCCGGTATGGAACCGCTGGGCCCCCGCAAACACCGCCGCCGAGACCTGGCGGATCGGATTGCCCTGCCCGATGCTGGTCGCACCCACGACGCCGCCTGTGTGGCCGGTGCTGCCTCCCAGCGCGCCCACCGCGGCGTCGACGTACCCGCCGCTGGTGTGGTTGATGGCGTTCATGATGGCTTTCAGCAGGATCGCCTGCAAGATCGCCTGGCCGATGCCGACGAGGAAGTCGGCGAGGAAGTCAAGGAAGCTGTTCTTCGCGTTCTTGAACGCCTCCGCGAAACCGTGAACCCCTTCGATGCCGCCGGTCAGGCCCTTGATGAAGGTGCCGAACGCACTGGCGACGCCACCGGCGAATTGCCCGCCCAGGTTCTTGCCGATCAACTGCACTTGCGTCTGCAGTTCACCGGCCTTGGTCTTGGTGACTTCCAGCTTCGCGATCAGTTCATCGACGTGCAACGCTTCGGCGAGATTGGGGTTGCTCGCCTTCAACGCCTCAAGCGTTGCGATCAGGTCGGTGACGCCCTTGGTGATCGCCCCGGACGCCGCGGCCTGGATGTCGAGGATTTCCTTGCGGCCTTCGACTTCCGACTTGATGCCGGCTTCGACCAGTGCGTTGACCGCTTCGATCTTCGCGTCGCGCTCCGCGACAAGCTGGTTGATCTTCGACTCTTGCAGCGCGATACCGGCAGTGACCTTTTCGATCTCTGCTTTCTTGTTGAGTTCTTCCTGCAGTAGCGGCAACTTGTCGAGCGCGACTTGTGCGTCGGCGGCGGCCTTCGGATCGGCCGTACCGCCTTTCATGTTCAGCGCGTCGTTCTTGATCGCTTCAAGATCGATCCGGCGCTTCTTGATGTCGGCGTCGATCTCGGCGAGTTGCTGCTGGTAGTTCGCTTCGATGGTGTCCTGCGACGCGATGGCGTTGGTCTGCCGCGCATCGGCCAGGGCCTTGTCGATTTCAAGGATCGCTTTCGCGGCCTTGTCTTCCATGTCCTTGCGGCGTTCGATCAACAGGCGGGCGGCCTCCGCGGCCGCAGCAGCCTTCGCCCCGCCTTCGCCACTGGGAGAAGACGATCCGGTGACAAAATTATCCTGTTCGGCGGCTGCGGCCTTGGCCGCTGCGATTTCCTCCTGCTTGAACTTGATATACAGTTTCGAGCCGCGCACAGCGGTGTCGACGTATCCCTGGTGCGTTTGCTTCAAGTGGGCCAGTTGCGCCTCCAACCCCGCGACGCTCTCCTTCTCCTTGCGATATACATCGCTCACTTCGTCGAGCTTGTCTCCGACCGAACCGAGAAACGCGTTATCGCGAAGCCGCTTGGCTTCCTTCAACTTGTCCGACACCTCGTGAATCTGCTCAAGAACACCTTTGGCAGATTGCGCGGCCGAGAGAGTCACGGCATGAAGCTGCTCACCGCTTGCGGCACGCAACGCCTGCATGCCTTTGATCATGTCCTCGGTTTGTTTCTGCGCCGCGCGTTCGGCGTCGATAAACTTGTAGACGAACACGGCCGCAAGGGCCAGCGCGCCGCCGACAGGCCCCAGCAGGGCCAGCAGCACTCGCATGCCACCAGTGAGCCCCGTGCCGGCAATACGCGCGGCGTTGGTCGCTGCGGTGAATGCGACGACCGCCTTCGCGGCTTGATATGCCTTGAACCCCATGTTGAGAAAGCCGCTGCTGATGCCGACGAGAGCTTTCACCACTTGCAGGGCGAGAAAGAGCTTGACGAACGTGATCAGTTTGTCGAAGTTCTCGATGACAAACAGCATCGCTTTCGCGACGCCGGTAAACGCAACGCCGAGATCACGCGCAAGGTTAGCGCCATCCGCCCCTTTCAGCTTCTTTGTCAGTTCATCGACGACACGGGCCAACTGTGGCGTGGCGCTACCCTTCGAGAACTCGACAAGGAAGTCGCGGTAGGTGTTCTTCAAACGGTTGAAGTTCGCGAACAGCGTGCGGCTCTGCTCGTCGACTGCGCCTTTCGTCTTCTCCGAGTACGCTTTCAGGAAATTGAAAAAATCCTGTACGCCGGCCTTTCCCTTTTTCAGATACGAATCAAGGTCGGAAAACGCCTTGATCTTGCCACTCGCGATGAGTGAATTGGCAAACGCGGCCACGGCGCCCGGCAATCGATCACCCAACTGGCCTCGCAATTCTTCGGCCTGCACGCGGGCCTTGCCAAGAATCTGTACGAACGCGCGGAACACGCCTTCGGCATCGTCGGCCGAAAGCCCCAAACCCGTGACGACTTCGGTGGCTTCCACGAAAGATTCGCGGATCGTCTTGTTCGACGCTCCCACGGCTTGCCCCGCGATCTTGTAGTTCGCGAAGTTTTTGGCGAGCCCTTCATACACCAGCCCGAGTCGATCGGCCTGCTCGCGCAGGAATTGGATGTCGCGCGCCGCAGCCGCCGTATCGCCTTGATTGGCGAGCTTCAACTGTATCTCGATGCGGCGTCGTTCCTGCTGCACCGTGATCGCTGACGTGACGAGGCTGACCGCCTGGTATAGCCCCACATATGCTGCCGCCGTCGACAACAATTGCCCGCGCAACCGCTGATAAACCGACAGCGACTTGCGCCCGGTGTCGGCAAAGACGCCGCCAAGACGGTTGTTGCGATCGAGGGATCGAGCGTTCCGGTCTAGCGACGCCGTGACCTTGTTCGTCGCGGCGGCCAACTTGCCGTCAGACGCCAACAACTTGTCGCCCCCATCCTTTTGCCGGCGCAGTACGTTGACCAGTCGTTCGCGGAATGCGACTTCGCGAGCGATGCCTTGCGCAGCGAGATCGCCGCCAGGGCCTAGTACGGTTGGCGCCGCTTGCGGCGTGAGCGGCTTCGCGTTGAACCGTCGCGTGAGTTCATCACGAATCCGCTGCTGTTCGCGAAGCTGCGCGAGTTCATCGGCGGCTTCACGGCGACGCCGTGTCGCAGCAACGCCTTCCAATACGTTGCGGCGCGCGGCTTCTGCCGTGATCTCCTTCTGCGCCGCTTCCTGTGCGTTGAGCGCCGCCTTGGACTCGAGGAGGGCGCCGTTGTACCGCTCGACGGCGCCGGCCGCCGACACCATCAACTGCTCGGTGCGGGCAGCTTCGGCATTGATCTGTGCAAGCTGTTCGTCGGAGTTCTTGAGGCTGATTCCGACCTTGGCCCCCGCTTCGGCCGCGCGGTCGAACTTGGCCGCCGTGCTCTTGATCTCGCGGCCCATGTCCGCGATGCCCTTCCGGGTGCGGACGATCTGCTTGTCGATGTTCTCGGTGCCGAACCCGCCCCGGGCCTTGACGTTTTGCAGACGTTCCAGTTCCAGGCGCGCGCCGACGATCTTCGGCTTGAGCGCGTCGAGCTTGGCCTTCTGTTCGGCGAGGTTGCCGATGATGCCGCCGCGACGCTGCAACTCACCGGCAACGGTGGCGAGTGCCCGCTGTTCTTCGGTGAGTTGCCGCAGCGCCTTCGACGCCAGGCCCGATGCCGTGGCGTTTTTCTTCTGACTCTCAGCGATGTTGTCGAGGTCGGTAGAAACCGACTTCAAGTCCTTGGACGCGAGGTTCTTGGCAGTTACGCGCAGGCTCGCTTCGGACGTTTTAGCTGCCATCGCTGAACTTCTCCAGGTACTTGCTGAAAATCTGTACCGCGTTCTTGCCGCCGGTTTGCGCGGTCCCTACTGCCATGAGCATCGATGTTGCTTGCGTTGCGTAGTCGAGGTTCATCCTCCGCTGCACCATCTTCGCTTCATTCCAGACTTTGCAGATCGGGTAGTGGTGCGCTTGAGGATGCCCCTCTGCCCGCAACAGCGAAACCGTATCGTTGAGGTAGATCAGCCAGTCGTACCGGCCGGTCGGCTCTTCGATCATGCCAATCGGCGTTGGCTCGTCCCCATGTTCCCGGCCAACGCCATCGCTTTTCCCAGGAACTCCTTGAAGCCCTTCGCGTCGACGAACGTGAGCGCGGCGATCTCGGCGAGGATGTCGAACTGCAACGGCAGCACGTACTTCTTCTTGACGTAGGGCCAGGCGTCGGACTCGTCGCACGCCATCGCAATGATCTTCGCGGCCAGGTCGGGCACCGTGGTGATGATCGTGTGGAACATGCGGCTGGTGTTGGCTTCGATCGCTTGCGTGACCTGGGCATCGTCGGACGGGTCGATGCCGTGCAGCGTTTCGTCGCGCTCGAAGGTCTGCATCAGCGTCTCCATGTCGGCCGCGTTTTCGGACAAGGCTTGCGCGATGTCTTCGGCCGTGAGGCCGCGCACTTCGCACACCTCCTGATCGCGATACGTGATCTTGGTCTTGGGGACGTAAAAATCTTTGTTGATGCCCACGATGTGTTACTCCCGAGTCTTCTTGAAAGAAGTCCCGGCCACGTGTGCGGCCGGGACTGTAGAGGGCTAACCGTAAAGGCTGGCGCCTTACACGCTGTCGCCGGGGCGGCCGTTGATGTAGACGACTTCGGTGTTGTCGTCCTTCTTCTCGGCGGCGAAGCTGAAACTGATCTGCTGCCACTCGTCACCCTTCAACTCGAAATCGCCATCGGGGGTGAGCGAAACCTGCGGCCAGAAGTAGTCGAACTTCGCGCCGCGCGGGTTGGTGCTGACGAACAGCAACGAGCCCGTGATCTCGGCATCGCCTGCGGTCACGACGCGGTTGTACGTGGTGGTCGTGGTGTCGTAGGTGATGTCCACGTCGTCCCCCGCCACGATGGACCCGGTCGGCAGATAGACGATGCCGCCCGAAGCCGCGTCGACCGTGTAGTCCACGTCGACCGTCTTGGCCGAGGCCGACACGGTGACGACCACGTTGGTGATGCCGCGGGCACCGGCCGGCGCCGAGGGCGTGGCGCCGATCTGATAACGATTGCCGAGCACCACGGACGTGTGGGTGTCGGTGAGCGCGGTGGCGCCGACCACCGACACGACGCTCGCCGAACCTAGGAAGAAGAGCGCCAGGTTCTCGGGGGAAATCTGGTCGGTGGTGAAACTGCCGTTGCGATTCAGCGACAGCAGGACGGACGCGTCCTTCTGCTTGACGCCGTTGTCGGAGTCGAAGTGGTCCAGCGATTCGGAACTGGAAGTCAGCTTGACGGACGGGGTGTTGCCGATGTACCGCTGGCCGGTGCCGTTGTCGAAGTAGAGCTTGCCGCGGCCCAGGGTGTAATTCTTCTCGGGGAACATGATGGTGATCTCCTGCGTTGGGTTGACCTTACTGCGTTACTTCAACGATGGTCAAAACTCGTTGTCGTATTCTTTCAATCGAGTTGATACGGATCGAAAACATTTTCGGAGAACTTGAGGATCACTCGCATCCAGAAGTACGCCTTTGCCGAGAGTTCATCCGGCGGCCTGACGGTGCCGGATTCGTACGCGAGCCCGAGGATCAACCCCCCGAGCAGGTAGTTGGGGTGTGCGCCGTCGCCGTTACGATTGGTGCGGATCAATGCCGCAAGGGCCTTTTTGACATCCGCCATCAATTCGTACGCGGGGTCGGTCGGGTGGTCCTCATCGTCCATGACCCACCCTTGAATCAGGAGGGTCCAGTTGTCGCGTTGATCGATCTCTTCTGCGTCCTCTTCGCCTGCACGATTGGGGAACCTGTCGGGGTTCGGGCTTTCGAGTATCGAGACGGACGGCAGTGGATCGGCATCGTCGTATTTCATGCGCCCGCGGAACACTGCCCCGGCAAGATCGTGTTTGTAGTCATTGACGAGGCTGACCTCTTCTTCGAGGTGCGTCGTCAACGCGATCAGCGTCGCAAGGCGTTTGCTTTCACCGGCCATCGTTGAGCCTCAAGAACTGTCGCAGGAATTGCGTTTCCAAGTTGTCAGAGACGCGGTCCACGATGTCGGCCGCGACGCCCTGGAACACTTGGTTCACCGAGGGGCCGTAGAGCAGGTACGCACCGTTGCCCAGGGCCACTGCCGCGCGAGAATTGCGCAGGCGCTCGCCCTTGCGCGTGCGCACCGCCAGGCCGACATTGCCGTTGTTCAACCGAAGGAAGAACCCGCCGTGCAATTGTTGCGTCGCGCCGTCCGTGCTCACCTTGACCTTGACCCCGCGCTGCCGCCCGAACTTGGGCTTGCTCGTCGCGAAGCGCGCGAGCGACGTTGCGCGATCCCGGCCCGTGACCACGGCTTCGGGGTTGCTCCGCGTCGCGAACTGCGAGATCGACAAGCGACTGCCCTCGCCCCGCAAGTAGCTCCGCGGGTAATTCACTTCTTCGAGAATCTGCTTCGCACCTTCACGGCGCGCAAGTCGCGCGGAGTCATTGATGGAGAGTTGCAGCGCCTCATCGATGTCGCCGGGCATCTCCTTCACCTTGGCGATCATGTCTTCAAGTCCGCGCGTTTCGATCTCAAACATAGACGACCTCCACGCGGCGAAACTCATCGGTTGTTTACGGCAAGACGTTTTCGATGCGAAAGACTTTGCCCGTGCCGAAATCGATTCGGCCTTTCTTCTCCGGCTCGACTTCAAGGGCGTCGAAGATGACTTGATTCACATCTTCGATGTTCTGCGCGAAGCCTTCGCGGTCAAGGTCTCCGAAGGTCCGCATCTCGTTGTGCATGCGCGCGCTGCACGACACGCCCGGCGACCCATCCGGCGGATAGTAGATGGCCGGAAGAGAGAAAGCGGAGTGCACCGTGCGGCGTGCGCGTTGCCTGATCTCAGCCCATCCCATTCCGGCCACCTCCCCTAAGCAGTGCTACGTGGAATTACTTGACGGTCTTGTCGGCTTTCCCCGACTTGTCGGTCGTGTCGGTCGTGTCGGTCGTGTCGTCCGCGGTCTTCGCCGCCGCCTTGATCTTGCGGATCGAGCCACGGGCTTCCAGGCTGGCCACGGTTTCGGCGTCCAGGTTGTGGTCGGCCGGATGGAACCCGGTGCCGGGGGCGATCTCGATGGTCTTGCCCTTGGCGTCGTTGTAGACCACGGCGTGCACGGCGGTGTAGTTCGGCTTGCGTTCCATAGTGCTGCTCCTGTCTTTGCTGTGTTTCTTCGGGGGTGAAACCCCGCCCGTTAAACGGGCGGGGATGATGCTCTCAGGTCTCGCGACCTTACAGGACGGTGATCTTCATGGTCGCGTCCGGCCGCTTCGGGATCATCAGCGGCGAGGACTGCGACATGATGAACACGCCCGGCGGGTCGTT